ATCCTCCTGTTAAAAAATGACTCCCGATACTCTTAATTTCACTGGTGATGCTATCACCTTCCTTGGTTTGGTTGGTGTTGTTTCGGCAGGTATTATTATTGTTACTGCCTTCCGTCGTTTCTTTAACTCTCCTTACAATGTTCGTTATGTAAAACCAAATGTCCCTCCCTCCGATAGTAACGGAAGCGATAGTGCTGATTGCACTTGAACTTTGGTTAATCTTATTTCTTACATCACTCAAAAATAATGACTGACACTGTTAATGTTCTTCCACACATCTTTGAACTCCGTGAGATTTATCGCAAACAGGACTTTAAGTTTAGTCCCGAGCAAAAAGAACAATATGATCTTTTGATGCAAACCCGAAGAGAAAGGGTTGCTGAATTTTATGCAACAGATAGGGTTTGTAAGATCAGCAAATCTACACAGGATAAACTGAAAGAAGACAACTGACCTTCGATAATTGACAGATTTCTCAAAATCTGCTATCCTTTACTTGAACTGCTTTCAGCAATTAACTAATCATGTCTAATTTTATTCAGATTCCTAAAGGCAATGTGCCTCAGCAAATTAGGAATGACGTTGAAAAACTACTTCCCAAACCAGAATCTTATCCTGGATGGAAGTTTAACAAGTATCGTTGGATTAAACTCACCCAAGTTAATACAAAAGATAAGAACGGCAATACTGATAACTCGGTGAGGGTTAGTGGTACTGGTGATAATGAATCACTCCAAAATTCCTTGTGTAAAGGAATTGATGTGACTAAACTCACTCCATCAGTGTATCCAAATAACAACCTGATGAATGGGTTTAATCGTCTCAAAAATCTATTGGAACTTGGACATAAAGAATGGATTTTTGCAGAGTATGAAATTGACGAATCAACAAAAACAGAGTTTCAAGAAAGTTTTGAAGATTGTCTAGATGATTTTCGTGCAAGTGCAAATAAAGGAGATGGTCAAAAGGTAATTTCTGATGCTGAAGTTGAAGAAATTGGACGCAAAAGATTTGAACATCGAACAGATCGCATTAAGCAAAAAATTGCGGAATGGATCAATAGTTTGGATCTAAATCTTAGTTCTCAAAAAGTTGAAGCAATTTCTAAGAGAATTAGCACTGACTTTCAACGAAAAGGTGTAATCGAATCTTTTAATCGCAAAGAAGCACAGCAATTTCTTAATGATGCTGGTATTGGTGCGGATCTTTTGAATACAACTGGTCCATCTGGCGATAATACCCGTGTGTTGCGATTGTATGTTCAAATCATGGAAAACTTTATCGCAAATCAAGATACTTTCCATGTCGCACTGTTCGATAGTCAAGCATCATCTCATGAGGATCTTGATGATCGAAGGCAGGATACTATCAGAATTATGAAAGAATTGGATAAAACTGTAATTAAATATGCTGCTATTCGAATGTTAGAAAAGGATACTGATCCTTGGGAGATTATTGGTGCTATTCCTCAAAAAATTGGAGTGGAAAATCTAAAATCACATAGACTCGTTGAGGTGTGACACTTTAAGAACTGACCACTACTCCTTGATTTTAACCTCACATTGTCTTATTGTTTGATCGTGAAAAAACCTCCAATGCAAAATAAACATTTGCCCCATCCCGAAGATACCATTCTGACAGGTAATCTTTCAGTTCTTGACTGGTTCTCTGAGGAAGATTCTACCATCAGTGTCAAGATGGATGGTGCTCCTGCTATTGTGTGGGGACGCAATCCTGCGAATGGTAAGTTCTTTGTTGGCACCAAATCTGTCTTCAACAAAGTAAAGATTAAGATTGCACACAATCATGCGGAGATTGACCAATTCTATCAAGGTAAAGTTGCGGATGTTCTGCATCTGTGCTTTGATAATCTTCCTCGCACAAATTGCATCTATCAAGGTGACTTTATTGGTGTTGGGGGTTCTTATACTTATCGTCCCAACACGATCACTTACACATTCCCTGAGATGATTGAGCAGGATCTCATCATCGCACCCCACACAATCTACAGTGGTGGTGATGATCTGCGTGAGGTATCTGCTGCTCCACTGACTACCAAACTCATCAGCACTAACTATTGCTTGTTTGTGCAACCTTCTGTGATGCTGAATCCTTATCGTGAAGATTTGGAGGATGTGTGTAAGTTTGCCAAGCAAATGAGCACTCTATGTGAGTTTGTAAGCGATCGGAAAGCAACACAAATCAAAAAAGAGATCAACAACTCTCTTCGTGAGGGTAAACCCATTCTGGAGAATGAAATTGCAGAAAAATGTGATTGTGATGTGAATGTCCTGCGACTTCACAAACTTGTTAAAAGTATCAAAGACGATTTGTTCCTATTCATTCACGAATTAGATCAGATTGAATGTTCTATCAATGGTGAGGATAGTTTCCACGAAGGTTATGTAATTTCAAATCAATTTGGAACTTATAAAGTTGTTGATAGGGAAGTTTTTAGTGCAGCGAATTTTAACAACCCACGTTTCAAAAAGATTCATTCATGATAACTTTCCATCCCTTGTAATAGTTTCTTTTTCCTCTTGCTAGTTCACTCAGTTTTGATCTATCTAAAGAATACTTCTTACAAAACTCAGTTAAGTTGGTATATTCCTCCACAATTTCATCGGTAGGTGATACAAACTTCCACATTTTATAATGCCTTTGTTTCATTATTTCTTTTGTTTCTTCTGAATGACACCCCCACTTCTTTCCTCTCTTGGATAAACTCATTTTCTTTCTAGTTTCTTCTGAAAGAGTTATACCTTTGCGAGATTCGCTCATCTTTTTTCTAGATTCTTCTGAAGGAGTTATACCTTTGTGAGATTCACTTAGTTTTCTTTTAGTTTCTTCCGTGTGAGTTATTCCTTTGTGAGATTCGCTCAGTTTTCTTTTAGTTTCCTCACTGCATTTTAATCCAGAAGCACCTTCTCCACCATCAGTGAAATTGTTTAAGATTCCAGTTCCCAAATCCTTCCTACCTAGAACAGCAATCATATAGATTTCGTGCTTAAATGCCTCTTCCTCAGTTAAGTTTTTCTTCAAAAAGATTCTTCTCTCCTTGGGAGGCAAATTAAATAACCTACGGCATTTTTGATTGATTCTTTTTCCTTTACCCTTGCCAATGTAGTAAGGAGTTCTATCCTCACGCAAATAAGCGTAGGTGTAATAGTTATTCATACTGCTTTATGTGTGGTAGTATTATTTATACAAGAAAAGGGACATTTCTGCCCCCAATCCTTTGCTTAAGTTACCACACATAAGCATCATTATTTATCCAAAAGTTGGTGAGAATTAAAGTTACTCACCTCCAAAGTGTCCCTATAGTATGAGAACCACACACCGATTCCAAACCTTCAAGGAAGCACTTAACTTTCTGATGAGTGAGTTTCAGATGAGTAATCAACAAGCAACTCACTTTATCTGGGACAATCAGTTCACTATGGGAACTGACCGTGCTATTTGGATCACTGAACCTGCAAATTGATCATGACAACTACAACTTTCGCAGAGTATTCTGCACAGCAAGAAGCAAGAAACAACATTGCAAATGCTGTTCTTGGTCACACTTTTGCATTGTGTGAAGCATTACGTCACAATGGACCTGATGGTTATGATTTCTACCCAGAAACGGGTCGTAAGTATCACAAACTGATCATGGTTGATAGTAGTGGTGGACGCAGTGTTCACGCTTTCGTAGATAAGAAGACTGGTGAAGTTTATAAGTCTGCCAGTTGGAAGTCCCCTGCGAAAGGTGTTCGTTATGACCTGCGATTGATTGAGCAACGTGAATGGTTGCTCGAACATGCTGACTGGGCGGGTGGTTATCTCTACCAGCGTTGATGTATCTACAAACACAAATCTTTCCCACAATGACTGACTACCAAAAAGACCTGACTGTAACACGTTCCCTGCATCTGCTGCGTGATGGTTTCAAGAGTGATTTTGCGACCTTTGTATATGCTGACGAGAGAATGAATGAACTTTTGGTTCAACTTTCGACGGAGTTTGTTGATGCTAACATTCCTGTGGTTGATGAAGACAATCAGGTAGAATTGGCATTGATGCTGGTGGAATCCGTTGACATTATCGCACGATGACACCTAACAAAGAACAACTAATCGAAGCACTTTACCGTGAATACGAGTATCTTTGCCATGATGACTTTGACCCCGACAATGATGCAACTCCTGCAGAATACCTGGAGATGTTGAAAGAAATGACTGTAGATGAGTTGATTGAAGAAACATGCACTGATGAAGATTTCACTCTTGAAGATTACTTAGAAGCATGGGCATGACTTACTCTAATCTCTCAAAGATTCGTCCCAAACTGAGGACAACTGGGCGTGTGTCTGGTAACTTTGGACGCAACAAAGTTTCTGCAGGTTCCACACTCAACGACATCGGTGGTGATGGTAACATAGGAGCAACACAAGATGATTACCTGAACCGATTGTATTATGCTTTTGATAACACTACCGACCCTAAACTTCAACGGTTCATTTATTCAGAGATTCGCAAGATTCACATTCAAAGAGGTACTTGGTAATGGCAACTTATCGAGCAAAATGTTGGTTAGGTTCATCTTCTGGTTATCAAGAACTGGAAGTTCAATCTAGCACTTCTTATGGCGCAAAAGAGCAATTTGAGAGAATCTATGGTGCTGAACAGATTATTAACCTTAGGGAAGTGAAATCTGGTGGCAGTTCTTCATCTGACTTGGGAGATGCTGGTGGTTATTTGATGCTTGCTGCAGTCTTATTTGGTATTTGGATTGTTGTCCAATACTGGTGGATTGTAACACCTATCGCTGCGATTGCTTTGTTTGCTTGGATATACAATCGGTTTAGCAATTAAAGTTACTCACCTCTAAAGTGTCCCTATAGTATGAGCACAACTACCGAACGCAAGTTTCACAACATGAGCATCGAAGATCGTGAGATGTTCGCATACAACTCCTACCGTGAAAAGCAACAAGCAGAGATTGCACGAATCAATGCACATCCTGAGCAACGGATGAAGTATTGCTTCTCCTTTATGGAGGGTGCTGATGATGAAACTCGCACCAAATGCTACAACAAAATTGCAGAATGGTCTGCACAACTTGATTACTCTGAAGCACACTTCTGATTCTTCTCACTTTACACTCAACAAAAACTGATTATGTACCGTTCACTTTCCGACCTTCGCAATCGCATTGACCAACTGATTGTAGAACAAGGTGAAGACGCACCTGTTGCTGCATTTGTATTCACCAAGAGTGATGTTTTCGTCTCTA